CACCGGCTGTGCCCACGCCCACACCGGCTGTGCCCACGCCCACACCGGCTGTGCCCACGCCCACACCGGCTGTGCCCACGCCCACACCGGCTGTGCCCACGCCCACACCGGCTGTGCCCACGCCCACGCCCACACCGGCTGTGCCCACGCCCACGCCCACGCCCACGCCCACGCCCACGCCCACGCCCACGCCCACGCCCACGCCCACGCCCACGCCTTCCGACGCGGTGGATAAAGCGCTGGCGGCTCTGGCTGCCAGCACGGGCCAGCAGTTTGGCGACGTGAATGCGCGCATTGCTGAGCTCCAGCGGCAAGGGATGAGTCAGGCGGAGGCCACCAACCGTGCGTTGGCTGAGCTCGCGCAAGGGCAAGCTGGGCTTGGCCGGCAAGTGGGCGACGTAGACAAGCGCATTGCTGAGCTCCAGCGGCAAGGGATGAGTCAGGCGGAGGCCACCAACCGTGCGTTGGCTGAGCTCGCGCAAGGGCAAGCTGGGTTGGGACAGCAGATCGGCCAGATGCAAACCGACTTCAATGCCCGGGTTGTGGAGCTGATGCGCCAAGGACAGGGCTACCAAGATGCCAACCTGAAAGCACAAGAGGAGCTCAGGCAAGGCCAAGCTGGGCTTGGCCGGCAAGTGGGCGATGTGGACAGACGCGTTGCCGATCTGGTCAAGCAAGGCCAATCGCAACAAGAGGCCACAAGCCAAGCGCTGCGCGAGCTGGCCACCGGCCAGACTGGGCTGGGCCAGCAGATCGGGCAGGTCGGACAGCAAGTAGGCCAGCTGGGCACACAGCTTGGCACCACCCAGCAGCAGGTGCAGCAAGCGCAGCGGCAAGCCAACATGGGCACCCTGCTCGGGCTGCTTGGTGGGTTCGGTGGCCGACAGGCGCCTGCGCCCGCCCCGGCACCCACACCGCTTGCTAACATCGGATATGTTTACGACATCGGCGGGAGAAGTATTTTTGCCAACCCGCAACAAGAAAAAGCCTTCGTCACACCTTACGCGGAAGGTGGCACTGTCGAAGACCTGATGAAGATTTTGAAAGGATAAGCCGTGGCTGACTCATACATGTACGGTAGTGACGTTGTCGACTACTACACACCGACCACCGACTACGGCGATGAGAGCCCGGGCGGAGGCTATTACGGCAGCGATCTTGTAGACGGGCCGACCATTACGGACCTGACATACGGCGGCCCCGGTTTTCTTGAAAACTTGTTTTCGGGCAACTTTGGCAAAGCTGGGCAGCAGGCGTTAAGCGGGCTTGGCAGCCTATCTTCAGACGCGCTTAAAAAATTGCTGTACGACAAGGACGACAAGCTCGACATGAAAAAGCTCGCCACCATCGGCGGCGGGCTGGCTGGGCTGCTGGGCACCATGGGCCAGAAGCAAGAGAAGGTGGGATACCAAGGGCAGATTCCCGTGCTGTCCGCAGTGCGCGAGCGCGTGCCGCAGGCTGCCTCGACCCGGCCCGGTGCTGGAGGACGGCGGTATTTCGCAGACACGCGGTTTGTGGCCCCTGACCAAGCTGCCGCAGCACAAGCTGCCGCTGCCCAACAAGCGGCTGGACTGGCCCAGCTCAATGCTGCCCGAGCGCAGCAAGGCTACGCCGCAGGCGGCATTGCCAGCAGTGGGTATTATCTGGGCGGCGAGACAGACGGCATGGCAGATGAAGTGCCTGCCAACATCGACGGCAAACAACCCGCTAAACTTAGCGATGGCGAATTTGTTATCCCAGCAGACGTAGTAAGCCACTTAGGTAATGGCAACTCTGAAGCTGGTGCGAAGCGGCTGTACGAGATGATGGACCGTATCCGCAAAGCGCGCACTGGCACGACCAAACAGGGTCGTCAGATCAACCCCAATAAACTTCTTCCTAAGTGAGCTGAATATGACTACGCCCACATCTCCCGGCACCACATCGACCGGCACCACCACACAACTGCCCATCGGCACCGAATCCTCGCTGTCGAACTGGGTCGGCCCGTACGTTACGAACATGCTTGGCAAAGGCCAAGCGCTGGCTAGCACGCCGTATCAGGCGTACGAGGGTGCGCTGACCGCAGGCCCGAGTGCCCTGCAAAGCCAAGCATTCCAAGGGCTGGCCGGTCTGACCACACCCACCGGCATCGGTGCTGCTGAACAACGCACCGCCCAGCTTGGGCAGCAGATGGGCGGCTTGGGCTACACGCCCACGACCTTTACGTCGGATACCTTTACGCCTGCTGCGGCCCAGCAGTACATGAACCCGTATCTGCAAGCATCGCTTGACCCGCAGATTGCCGAGGCTCGCCGTCAGGCCGAGATTCAGCGCGTGCAACAGGCGGGCAGGCTGACACAGGCGGGTGCGTTTGGCGGCTCTCGACAGGCGATCATGGAATCTGAGCTTGCTCGCAACCTCGGGCAGAACTTGGCCAACATCACTGGCCAAGGCTACAACACGGCCTACCAGCAGGCCGCACAGAACTTCCAAGCCGACCAGCAGCGCCGTGCCGCAGCTCAGCAAGCCTCAGAACAGAGCCGTCAGTTTGGTGCGGGCTTCGGCATGCAAGGGCTGCAAGGCGCACTGGGTGCCGCACAACAACAAGCGCAGCTCGCGGGCATGGGCCAGCAGTACGGGCTGGGTAACCTGCAAGCGCAGTTGACTGCGGGCAATCTCCAGCGCGACATCACCAGCCAAGGGCTGGCTGCCGAGAAAGCGCAGTTTGAAGAAGAACGCGACTTCCCGTACAAGCAGGTGCAGTACCAACAGTCGCTGCTGCAAGGGTTGCCGCTCGCTGCGCAGACCACAACTTACCAGCAGCCGAGCTTGCTGCAAGAAATTACGGGCGGTGCGACAGGCATCCGCCAACTGTATGACATGCTGTTTGGCGCTGGCGCTAACAAGTAAGGACACCCCATGATCGACAATGAAATCCAGTCCCGGATGGACGCGTTCCGGGGTAATCCTCAAGCGCTCATGCAGCGCTACGCCCAGAGCCAACAACTGATTGACCTGCTGGCGCTGCAAAAGCTCAAGTCCGAGAAAGAAGCCGCCGCCCGCCAGATGCAGATGCAAGCCGGCCAAGGCCAGATGCCCACCGTCGCGCAGCAGCGCGAGCAAGAACTCATGGGCATGGCCAAGCAGGAAGTGGCCCAGCGCGTGGGCCAAGTGGCCCAGCAGCAAGCCAAGCAACAGCAAGAGAACCTCCAGCGCGCTGCCCAGACGGGCATCGCCCAAGCACCCGCCCCCAACATGATGCCCGCACAAGCGATGGCCTCGGGCGGGATTGTGGCGTTCGCCGATGGTGGAGACACCGGCATCAAGACAATCGAGCAGCTGCGTAAAGAGTACGACGACGCCCGCGCATCGGGAGACTTTCAAGAAGCCAGCCGGTTATTTAAGGTAATTAAGGCCAGAGAACAGGCGGCCCCGCGCACTGTCACCGTGCCTGTCGCCGAGATGGGCGGTACGCCTCAGCCCCAAGCCGCACCCGAGACACCCCCCGGCGTGCCGCCCGGCCAACGACCTGCTGGCCCGCTGCCCCCACCCGGCGGCGCTGGCCTTGGCGCTATTGCCCTGCCCACAGCCCGGCCCGGTGCCATGCCGCCCGGCGCACCGCAGGCTGCGCCCACACCCCAAGCCGCCCCCGCGCAGGCACCCGGCGGCCTGCAAGCCGCACTGGAAAAAGGCTTTACCGGCGACATTCAAGCCGCGCCAGAGGCCGCTGCGACTTCGGCGGAGACTGCCTACGCCAAACGCTTCGACCCGCTGTACCAGAAGCAGCTTGAGCTCCAGCAGCAGGGTATCTCGCAGCTCCAGCAGCGCATGGCCGAGCAGCCCAAGAAAGACCCCCTGACTGAGTTCCTGCGGGGCATGTCGACCCAGCGCACGCTGGGTATGGCGCTGGGCGCGGGCGGGGCGGGTATTTCCGCTGCGCAACGTGCGAACTTCGAGCAGCAAGCAGAGTTGCAAAACCAGCTCCAGAAGCTGCGCGAAACCGAAGCGCAAATGCAAGTGACGCAGGAAACCGCACGCCATGGTGCGGGCAAGGAAGCGGCTAAGACTGCGGCTGATGCACGGAAAGCGGCGATGCAGTCGGGAACGACTTATGCAGTCGGGATGGAAAATGCCAAGGTTCGTGAGGAAGCCGCGCAGCTTCGTGCGCAGCAGGTTGCTGACCGGGCGCTCATGGCCAAGATGCTGACTCCGGCCCAGATCGTTAGTGCAAAAACCAAGGCAACAACTAACGTGACCGCTAGGCTGAAAAACGGCTTAGAAGGAATGGAGCTGCAAGCAAAACTTAAAAATGGCGAATTGACTAGAGAAACGCTGGAACACGAAGAGTTTATTAAACTTATTAGCGAAGCGTCGCCTGAGCTAGCTGCTCAGCTGCGGGCTTCCGGTCCCGCCTCCGGCCCTGCCATTCCGCCCCCGCCTGCTGGCGCTGTGAAACTAATGTCGAAAGGCAACTAAATGCCCACTTACGCCGTTACAGTCGAAGACGCCCAATATCAAGTAGACGCCCCGGACGAAAACACGGCGTGGCAGTGGGCGTACATGACGCATCAGCAGCGCCCGGCACCCAAACAGTCCACCGTCCTAAGCGAGCTCAAGCGCGGGTTCAAGCAGTTCGGGTCTTCCACCCAGACAGGACTTGAAGCGCTTACGTCCCCGGAAGAGGCTGCCAAGGCGGGTGTGGAGCGGGCGCAACGCATCGCTGAGGAAGCTGGCGAGGGCGTGTCGTTTGCGCCGGTCAGGGAAGCCTACGAGAAACAGGGCATCTTGTCGGCGCTGGGCGAAGCGGCGTCTCAAGTGCCGCGGGCGGTGGCGGGCATGTTGCCCGCAGCGGCAGCCACGGTTGCCGGGGGTAAGGCTGGTGCGTTGGCTGGCACGGTAGCGGCCCCGGCGCTGGGGCCTTTTGGCCCGATGGCGGGCGGTCTGCTGGGTGCGGGTGCTGCGCTGTATGGGTCGATGGCGGGCTCGAACATCGAGCGCCAAGCGCAGGAACAGATGGAAGCCGGCAAGCCGGTGAGCATCGACAGGCCAGCAGCCTATGGCACAGCGGTGGGGCAGACCGCGCTGGAAGCCGTGGGCACCGGGGCTATCTTGGGCAAGCGGCTGGTGAAGGGCGTGCTGGGTATCGCTGATGATGCCAAGCTGGCTACAGACCAAGCTCGCCAAGCGCTGATTAAAGAAGCCCAGCGGTCGATGCTGGGGGCCACAGGCATGGGCGCCGTACGGGGTGCGGCAGAGATTCCGGTTGAGATTGCTCAAGCTGTGCTGGAGCGGGCGCAGGCTGGGCTGGATGTGATGTCCCCCGAGGCGTATGACGAATACGGCAACACCGTCTATCAAGCGGCGCTGGGTGGTGCCGGACTGGGCGCCCTGACGGGTGTGCCCTCTCGCGGGCAAGCCCGAGCGGAGCTGGCGCGAATACAGCCAACGCCTGAGCAGACGGCCCGCCAAGAGGCCCAGCAACGCATCCTCGCTGCGCAAGCAGCGCCCAGAGGCTTCACCAAAAAAGGCGAAGGCGGCCAAGGCAAGCTCTTCACGCCCGAGGAATTGGAAGGGCTGGAAAAGCCTGAGGAAGCCGAGCTGCCGACTGACCTCGACGCGATTCAGGAAGAATTCAACAAGCTGGAGCGCCAAGCCCAGACGCCTGAGACACAGGCACGAATGGCAACGCTGGCCCAGCAGTATGAGACGATTAGGGCTAAGCAGCCTGAAGTACCTGCACCGACACCCGAAGGGCAGATGGAGCTCGGCTTCCCCACAGCAGAAAGCCCGGCAGCTGCGCAGCAAGAGCTCGACCTGCTGAAGAAGCAGAAGACCCCGGAAGCCCAAGCCCGCAAGGAAGAGCTCAAGGATTTCATCCGCGCTGCGGAAGAACGAGCCCGAGCCGAGGCGCCCAAAGGCTACACCAAGGAAGGCCAAGGCCTGCTCTTCACGCCCGCCGAGATGCGAGAGTCTGGGCTCAAGCGCATGCGCGAGCCGACAGAGGCTGAGCCCACTGCGCCTACGCCCGGCCAGCTAAGACAGGCTGGACAGAAACAACTCCCGCTGGTGCCGGCAACCGCCACTGCGGCTCCAGCCCCGGCAGCGGAAGCCCTGCCTCCAGTGACCGAGCCTGTGCCCGAGCCCACGCTTGCACCCAAGCGCGCGGTGCCGCCGGAACTCCAGCCTGTCATGGACAAACTCACCGCCGCCGGTGTGCGCCCGGAAGTGCGGGCATGGGCAGAAAAGGGGCAAAACCGTCCGTTCTTGCGTAAGCTGATGGGCATGGCTGACATGGCGCCCGAGGCCGCGCCGCAGGCGCGCAAGGCGCTCAAACTCAAAGAAGGTTCTGAAAAAGCGGAGATATTCGATGCGCTCTTCCCGACTCCCGGAGTTCCTGCATTTGAACCTGCCCCCGGAACAGGTGAGTCTCGCTTGGGCCTACTTGGCCAGCTTGGAGCTGTCACGCCGCCCGCAGCCCCTGCCCCCCGGGCTCGAAAGTCTGTCGGACGTGGAGTGGTACCTGCTGGAGGAGTTGCTCCAGCAGCAGCTCCAGCTGAAGGCAAGCCAGCCGCTGCATTAAAGCCCAAAGTCTACCCGTCGCTCCCCCGCGCCGAGCAGTATTGGAACGACACCGCCGAAGCTGTTGGCGGCAAGAAGAAACCCTTCTCCGAGCTGACGCCCGCGCAGCGTGGTGCGTGGCGCACGGCTGTGCAAGCCGAGGATGCGCAAACAATTCGTGACGAATACTCCCGGATCGTAGCGGAGGAACCTGAAGCGCCGAAACGCAGCCCCGAGGAAGTTAAGGCTGCACGGAAAAAAGCACTTGAAGCGGAAGTGCTGGAGACCCGACGGGCGGCACGCCGGGCCAAGGAAACGGGCGAAGAAATGCCCAGCCTCGGCGGCGAGCGCACGCAGCAGGTGCAGGACTTCGAACAGACGCTGCGCGCAGCGCTCAACAAGTTCGGCCTGAAAGATGTTGGCCTGAAGCTGGTTAAGGGAATGCAAGACGCGGGGTCTTACGCGCAGCAGCTTATCAAGATCGCTGCTGACTCAGCCAACCCAATCCGCACACTGCGGCACGAGGCTATCCACGCGCTGCGCGAGCTGGGGTTCTTCACCGATGCGCAGTGGCAGTCGCTGTCCAAGATGGCCAAGGACAAGTGGATCGACCAATATCTCAAGCAGCGCAACGTGGACGGCAAGCCGCTGAAGGCTGGCGAGGAGTCGCGCTACGACGCCTACATGCGCGAGTATGACGGCAACATGGAGAAGATCACCGAGGAAGCAGTGGCCGATGCCTTTGCCGACTTCGATGCGACCAAGCCGCCTGCCGGGATGGTTGCTGCACTCGTCGCCAAGCTGCGCAATCTGTTCCAAGCCATCAAGTCTGCGCTGGCCAACGTAGAGTCACCGGAACAGATCTTCGGCAAGGTTGAGAGGGGTGAGCTGAAAGAAGGTGCGCAAGAAGAAGGCGGCGAGAAGAAAAGCCTGCGCGACAGAGCGACTGCCAACTTCCTTCGGTGGTTTGGCGACAGCAAAGTGGTGGATAAAAACGGCAAATACAGCCTCACGGATGCCGACATTCGCAAGAGTTTGCGGACCAAAGCACCCAGCCCCACCGAAGGCATCGCCGCGCAAAGCGAGCTGATGAAGGACGCGCCGAAATCGTTAGTGAAAACGCTGGGCGATGCGGTGCGCATCTTCATGGAAAAGGACGATGTGCCTTTTATCACGCGGCTGCGCACGGAAATAACCGACGTGGCGGCGTCTTTGGAACGCAGGGCGGATGTGCTGTTCGATGGCGGGGTGCGGGATAACATCACCGGCCTGACTAATCCCATGCTGGTGGTGCGCCAAGCGCACGACCCGGCGCCGCTGTTCAATGCGTTTATGTCTTCCGGCTTGATCGACAAAGACCCGGTTGGGGGCCAGTACGTTGTAGGGGTCAAGAAAGACCCGGCTACTGGAAAAGTAGTCCCCACTGATGAGACCGGCCCGGGTGGGTCGATAGCGGAATTGCTTGTTGCCGTCAAAAACTGGAGTGAGAAAACCGGCATGGACTTTGAGCTGGCCTACGCTGAGGCCAGCAAGATGATCGAAGCCCGCCGCTTGGATGAACTCCGCAAGGCAAATAAAGAGCGTGAGGAACTTTCCAAAAAGACGGGCGTAAAGCTGGACTTGTTCCCCATCCACAAGCTGGCGATGGAAGACAAAACTCGGGATGCGGACGAGCAGATCGACATCGCCCTGCGCGGGCTGAAGGCCAACCCGGACATCCAGAAGGTTGCCGACATGATGGATCAGCAGCGCGGCTACATGATCGACAAGATGGCAGGTGTGGGGCGCATCTCGAAAGACACAGCGCAGGAGTGGAAAGACGCTGCCGGATACGCGTCATTTGAGCGCGTTGAGGACTTGTTCAGCAAGTACATCCCGACGCGCGGCTCAGGCCGTGGGCTGGCGCAGATGCGGTCCCTGCCGCAGTTTGTGGGCACCACGCAGCGGGAAGTGGGCAACGTGATCGACAATCACGTGAAGCTGATGTCGTGGATGCTCACCCAGACATTGAAACAAGATGCCACATCCTCGACGCTGAACTTGTTGGCTGATCTTGGCTTGGCCAAGCGCTTGTATGGCGATGAAAAAGCAGCCACCAACAAGAGCAACGTAGTGGCGGTCTACAAGAACGGCAAGAAGCAGTACTTCGAGGTGCGCTCACATTACGATGCGGTGGCGTTCCGTGATGCGCCGGAAGTGAAGGGCACAATGGTGAAGCTCTTCACAGAAGTGTCGAACATCCTGCGTAAGCTTGTGACGGTAATGCCGCCGTTCGTAGCCAAGCAGGTGACGGACGATATTCAACGGGCGTTTATTACGTCTGGGGTGCGAGAGCCCTCGAAGCTGATTGTGCCTGCGGTCACAAATTTCCTGCGGATTGCCGGGCACGAGCTGGTGTTCGGCAAGGACCACCCGTTCACCAAGGAGTTTGCCAAGAAAGGCTTGGCCGGCAACATCGACTACAACGCTAGCAACCCGGCGGAGACGGTGCTGTTCAGCATGGGCTATTCCAAGCGCGGATGGCTCAGCGCGCTGCATCACCGGCTGGAGTCAGTGACCCGGGCGTCGGACTTGGCCATGCGGAAGGCGATCTACGACCGCACCATGAAGGAAGAGAGTGAGGATGTGGGGCTGGCCACAGCGCGAGCTCGGGAGTTCATCAACTTCCGCCGGCGTGGTGCCAGCAAGACGGTGAGTATGGCGATTGCCACGATCCCCTTCTTCAACGCTTACTTGCAGTCGAACGACCTTTTGTACCGCAGCATGATTGGCCGGGGCTCCAGCACCACGGAGCGGGCTGTGGCCAAGCGGTTGTTTTGGACGCAGGCTGCCAAGATGACGACGTTTGCGTTGATCTACGCGCTGGCCAACAGCGACGATGAGGAATACGACAAGCTGTCATTCGAAGAGAAGGCCAACAACTGGGTGGTGGACGGCAAGAAGCTGCCCGCACCGGGTGACATGGCTGCGCTGTTCAAGGTGCCGGTGGAAGCGCTGGTGCATTACATGAGCCGGCAGGGCACTGCGGAGGAGCAGCTGACCAGCGAAGTGGTGAAGCAGGTGCTGGGCTACACCTACGAGCAGTTTGTGGGTCGGGTGACGCCAGTGCCGCAGGCGATCCGCCCTGTGGCGGAAGCGCTGATGAACCACTCAATGCTGACCGGGCGCCCGCTGGTGGGCACCTACCAGAAGGGGCTGCCGGAGGAGTTTCAGACCGTCAGCACGACCAGCGAGCTTGCCAAGGCGATTGCGAAGTTCTCGCACAACAACATCGTCGACCCGATCACGGACACGCCGCTGGACTTGTCGCCCATCGTTATCGACAACACTATCCGCGGGTACTTGGGCGGGGTGGTGCCGCTGATGAACATGCTGATCGACCAGATGGTGAACCCGAACAAGACCGACAGGCCGCTGAGCAGGTATTGGTTCCTCGGGCAGTACCTCACACCCGAGGTGCCGAGCGGGCCGAAGGATGAGTTTTACGATCTGGTGAACCGGGTGATGCCGGTCAAGCGGGCGCTGGACGATCTGGCTAAGAAAGACATCGACGCCGCGATGAAGTATTACGAAAAGAACGCCGATAAGCTGAAGATGGCGGAGCTGGTGAACACCGCGCTGCAAACTGTCCGGCAGACTCGGCAATACATCAACTGGCTCGACAGCAAAAACGGTGCCGCGGCGATTGAAAGCAGTGCCGAGCGCCTGAAGCTGAAGCAGGAAGCCGAGCGGTATTTGAATGACAACTTGGAGTGGGTGCGGGCAGCCAAGGCGCAGATTTTCGGCAACAAGGACTGATTACTCCAGCCGCCAGATACGGACGCCGTAGCGTCCGTATTCAACACGGTTAGCCACTGCTAGCGTGATGTCGAAGTGTTCCTCGGCGGGCGCTAGCAGCTTGGCGACTTGCTTGTCGGTGGCGGTGGTGGGCAGAAAGAATGAGCAGCCCACGCGGACGTCCTCCCATGGGATGAAGTAGTCTGCGCCGAGGATGTTGAGCACACGGATGTCGTCAGGAATTGCCAGCCGGCGGCTCAAGGACATTGTCGATCCCTACTGCATCACTATCAAAACAGAAACACCGTACGGGCGGCATGTTCATGCTGCCTAGCGACCCCGCTGCGATGCGCTTGAGGATGGACTTGCCGTCGTTCTTGAGCATCCGCAGGCCAGCCAGCGTTTGCAGGGTTTGTTTGACGTCGACCTGATGCTTGACCAGATACTCCCGCAGCTCGGTGGCGGGTATCCAGAGCTCTTTGTGGTCGGGCTCGTAGCGTATCTTCAGCGCACCGCGCGGGGCCTCGATGGGCGCCGAGGGAACACCGTTTCGGGCGGCCTCGATGATGAGGGTGTTGTTGATGTTTTCGTTGATGTAACGACCCAAGATTTCGGATGCCAACGTGGGGCCGCTGCTGGCTGCTGCCTTGTGTGCCACGCGGATGCCGGCCAGCTCCTTGAGCATGTATTGATAGACCCGGCCAATGTCGATGTCGATCAGCCCGAGCTTGTGGGCAAAGTAAGCGCCTGTGAAGGACGCTGCCAGCGTGCCGGAATGGAAGCGGTCGGACTTGTCGAGCCCCAGCGCCTTGTCGATCTTGCGCTGCATCTGGTGCAGGGTGTCGATCACCATTTCTTTGTTGTTGATGACGAAGTTCATGAAGATCGGACCGGCCACGCCGTAATTGCTGGCGAGCTTGCGGAAGATTTCATCGGCTTCAGCCTTGGAGATGTCCGCACTGCCGGCCACATAAATGTCCATGAGGCGGGCTTGCTCGCCGCCTGAAGTGGCCTTGATGCTGCTGATGATGTCGGAGAACACCGAGTTGCTGGAGGTGACGACGATGCAGCTCCATGTGGTGTTGTTGTTCCGAAGCTTGTTGGCCTGTGCGTCCATCCGGTGCCGGGCACGACCGCGCGTGACGGAATACACGAAGTCGGAGAGCTCGTCGGGCTTGGTGTTGGTCATTTCGTCGAACGACGGGCTGATGTTGTTCAGCATGCCGATGTGCTGGAACTTGGCCAAGTAGGTGTCGTCCGAGGAGCCGAGCAGCTTGGCCGGGTTACCGAAGATGGAGTCCTTGACCATCATGGCCGTGGTCTTGCCTGTGCCGGATTCGTTGGACACCAGATTGACCACCGCGCCCTTCACATCAAACCCGCCCAGCAGCGCCATGAGCGGCGAGCCGAAGCCACAGAACAGCGTGAACGCATGGGGCTCAAGACCCGGGCGGTTGTAGAAATTGGCGATTGATTTCCAATCGTCAAGCGTGCCCGCTGGCTGGAAGGCCGGGGCAAGCTGCCGGGTGCTGCTGGCAGGCGGTGCCAGCTTGGGGCCTGCAACGGTGTATTCGATCTCGCCCACGACAAACCCGGACTCGTCAGGTGTCCAACCCATCTGGCTGCGAGTCTTGCACGCGCTGGCGTCTTTCTGGAGCTTACGGATTGAGGATGCGAAATAAGCCATGATGATGTCCCATTGTTTGCTGTAGGCGACCACGCCGTGTTTGAGCAGCGCGGTTTGTAGCTTCTCCTTGTTGAGCAGTGCAGTTGCTGGCGCGTAGAAGACCCGCACGCCGTCATTAGGCAAGTGCAGGCAGATGCCGAATAGTTCGCCCTCGCCGTCGCCATGATCGTCGGAATCGTAGAAGCGGCTGGTGAGATAGAGGTCTTGGGGGTAAACCTCAATGACGGTTTCCTCGCCATCGGCATCCGACTTTTTGTAATACACCCCGCCCGATGCGCCCCGATAGTAGGGGAACGGATAGGCCGGGATGGTGACGGTGACCGCCTGATGCGCGCCATCGGCGTCCGGGATGGTGTGCTCGACCTTGTAGACCTCGGCGCCGTCCTCGACCGAGACAGGCGCGGCCCGTACGGTGCGGCCCAGCACGATAGGGCTGGTGATCTTGTGGGTGCACCCGGCGCAGTTGTCGGGGTAATTGTCCTTGAACCACTGACAGGTGTAGGGCTTGCCGGCCACCCGCTGCGCCTTGGCCACGGTGGCCGAGGCAGAATACTCAGGGTGCCCCTGCGAGATGGTGTGCACAGCCGTGTCAGCATCCACACAGGTGCCGGCGATAGACAGCACGGCCCGCCACATGGGCTCCGCGACAGCGGGCTGATTGGCATGGGCCCACGCTATCTGGGCGCAGCCTGTGCCGCGCTGGCTCTTGTCCAGCAGCAGAGCGAACTCGCTCTCGGGCAAGTCACCGCCGCTGCGGGCAAGGGACTGAGTGAGCTCGTCCGCGCCGAACGCCGTGGCCGCCGTGAGGTCTGCCGGAGGCGCGGGCAGCAGGGCACGGAGCTGGGTGAACGCAATGGGCTCGCTCAAGTGCAGCACCAGCGCCTGAGGCTTATCGGGCGAGTTGTAATTGATGGTGCCCGGCATGCGCATGATGCGTGCTGCATCGCCCGTGACTTGGGGGTCGATCTTGAGCCCGTGGGTGAGGCAGAAGGTCTTGAGCGCGCGGGCGACCGGCAGCCACTGCGCCACTGGCACAGGCTCGGTGAACGCCCAGTATGCCTGCACCCCACGACCGGAGAACACCACGGTGGGCTTGGGGAACTTGGTGTCGCGGACGAACTGCTTGAGCGCCTTGCTGGCATCCGCAGGGCTGGCGTAAGGCACACCGTCGTGGCTGTCGAGCTCGATGAACAAGCTCTTGAGCTCGCTGGCGTTGGCCGCGGTGCGGCCTGCGGCGGGGTCGGCGTAGGTGGCCATGGCCACATACACGTTCCAGTCTTCAGTGCTTAATTCTTGAACAGCATCTGCGATTTCTTGTGTAGTTTTGCAGTAGCGGTGCTGGACGGCTTTTTTGTTTTTGCTGTTGATTCGTGCAACACAATATGTACCAGCAGACGGCAGGACGGCGTCTAAGAAGGTGGTGCTCACGTAGCCTCACACGGGGTTCGGTTGGCGGGGGAAAGGTGAGGCGGCGGCCCCGTGGTCCGCCTCGTCGCTGCGGGATCAGCGCAGCCTAGCCTCGATACTGATTATGCCGCTTCAAGCTCATGGAGAAGATTAAATATCTGCTCCAAGTGCTTGGATCGCGGCTTGACTCTACCGCAGAACCACCGATAAATAATAGTCCGGCTAACCCCCAGCTTGCGTGACACCTCCCAGACCGAGACGCCTCGGTCAATGCACACGCGCGCTAGGCGCACCCCCGGCAGTGAGGGGTCAGCCGCAGCAACCTGCTCAAGAAGCACCGCGCTGTACCCTCGGGCATCATTCATCGTCGTCGGAGCTCCAATCGCTCAGGATGTCGGAGACGTTGGGCTTTTGGACCACAACTTCCGGGGCGGCTTTTTTGGTTCTTTTAACAGGTTCTACTACGTCTTCGCTTGAAAATGCCGGTTCTACTGCTTTTCCGCTAGAACTTGCTACAACCTTAGCCGCCTCAACCGCTGCGGGGCTTTGCACAAACGCAGCGGGCAGGGTCAGAGGTTTGTCGGTTTTGACATTGAGCTTGAACTCGATGGCGCGGCGGGCATCCTCAGAGGCGCCAGCAGCTTTGGACTGTTCCCACTCGTCCTTGGTGAGCGGGCGCAGTGCCTTGAAGCGCAGCACGGGCACAGCCTCGGCGGTATCGAACCGGGCCTCAGTGACCACGCCACTGATGGGCACGCCATGGCCAGACAGGAAGTTGGCGTAGGCTTGCAGGCTCATCTTGCCATCGACAGGCTTGCCGAAGATGGACTTGGCAGGTAGCTGAAGGCGGTAAATGTCACCACCGATTTCATTCTCAAGCGCCACAGCCAAGCGACGGCTGAAACGGCAAGCACGGGACTTGCCCTCGCCAGAGCCCTCGATGTTTTGGGGGCACTGCGCGCAGTTGGAGCATTGCTTTTGATCTTCAGGGACTTCGTCGTTGGGTTTGACGCCATCGGCAGACCAGCAGGTGGGGCCGACGTCTTTGCCTTCTTCGTATTTGCCAGCAAAGTAAGTGCGCGAATTGGTCTTGGCGGCGGCCACGATCACGAAGTTCATGGCACGGTCTTCATTCCGGGCGATCTCCTCACCGCCGGACATCATGCGCCACACACCGCCTTTAATGGAAATGGTTTTGGCATTGCTCTGGCCTGCGAGGGACTTGGTGATGTCGTCTTCAGGATTGCGCAAGTAGTCAGGCAGCGAGGCTCCGCTATTGAACAGGGTAAGGTTGCTCATGGTTGTTCCTTTTGATGGTTAGATAGCTTAATTGTCGGCACTTAAACTGCACCACGCGTGCCGATGCGTGTGGGACTATTTAGCTCTCCGAACGGTGATGCTGTACTTGGAGTCGACGTTCAAGCCGACCGGCAGCTTATCAGGATTGGCTTCGAGGAACTCTTTAAAATTGCCTTGGTGAATGCGTCGTTCGAGCAGCTGTGGCACGTCGTTTTCCTTGATGAATCCGTACATGGAATCCCAATCGTTTGTCCAATAACGTGTCTTGACCGTCTTGGAGAAAGACCCGTACGCGGTCTTGCCTCCGTCTTGGCCGGTAGCTTTGCAGATTTCGAGTAGCTCTTGTTCAACGGCTTCAAGCTGGATATTGAGATCGGCAAGTTTGGCTTCGTGTTCGCGGACGAGTAGGTCTTTAGCGTCGCGGATTTTTACGTAGACTTGTACAAGTTTTGCGGCATCCATGATGTCTCCTTGGTAAGTTAACTAATTTCCTGCTTATATAGCTCGACTAATGATTGATGCAGATCGATCTTGCTTTGTAGCATGGTGTACATACGTTTTTCGACTGGGCTCCCTTGTAAGTGCGTGACGGTGACGTTGCGTGTTTGTCCTTGGCGGTGTGCGCGTGCGTTGGCTTGTAAATACATTTCGGTGGAGGACACAGGCCCCCACCATACGATCTGATCTGCCCGGGTGAGCGTGATGCCGTGCGCAGTGGCCTGCGGCACGAGCAACAGCACCCGAGGGTTGTCCTGAGTTTGGAAGCGCTTGATGATCTCTGCCCGAGCGCCCGCAGCGATGCCGCCGTGGATGGTGTCCACGGTGAAGGCAGTGAGCTCGTCGCGCAGCATCTCAATGACGTGCCGGAAGGGCACGAACACCAGCACCTTGCGGTCGGTCTGCTCGATGATACTAACAAGCTCGGCCACGCGATTCTTGATGTCAAATTGCACAACTTCTTTGGCATCAGTGTAAACACACCCACAAGAAATTTGCAGGAGCTTGTTGAGCATGCTGGCTGCGTTGGCCGCGGTGATCTCTTCACCGGCGGCGCGGGTAATCATCTCTTGCTTGATGGCGTTGTAGTATTTCTGCTGCTGCGGTGTAAGGGGCACCTCCCGGGTCGCATAGAGCAGATCGGGCAAGTCCAAGCATTCTTCTTTCGTGTACCGAATAGCCGGCTGTAGCGCGTCATGCACAATAGTCTGAGAGTCATTGCGTGGCACCCATTTGTACTGCGTGATTTTGGTCATCACCTTATCACGCCATGCGCCGAAGAAACGCGGCACATTGTCAGGGTTGACCAGCTTGGCAAGGCCATAGGCATCGAGCGGCGACTGTGAGGCCGGGGTGCCGGTCATCATCCACAGCCGGGTGTCGGCACGGATGAGCGAGGCGAGAGCCTTCCAGCGATCTGTGGACACGCTTTTTACTGCATTGGCTTCGTCGACAATGATAAGATCAAACCCGCCAGCCGCGAGTGCAGGAGTGACCACCTTTACGCCGTCGAAATTGATGATGACGAACTCGTAGTTGCCGGCGATCACAGCTTCGCGCTTTTTTCTGTCGCCCGTGGCGATGCCCACGGTGCGGTGCATGACTGTCTTGAACAAGTCTGACCGCCACGCGGTGTCCATGATCGACACCGGACAAACCACCAACACCCGCGACACCCGGCCCTGATTCATGAGGTAGTCGGCAGCCCACGCTGCGGCGCTGGTCTTGCCTGTGCCGGGCTCGTTGAAACAGAAACACCGTGGGTGCGTGGCCAGAAACGCAGCCGTGGTGCGCTGGTGGTCGAACGGCTTATACACCCCCGGCCAATCGTAAGTGCCCAGTATGGGATGTGGCGGCGCCTTGATCTTGAGGTTGCGCAGAATCTGCACCTCGTCCGGGCCCCAATTGACGAGGATTTTGGCGAGCGTGCCGTTGCGCTCAAGAATATGAGACTTCGGGATCAGGGCTTTGATCTGATCCGCTTTGCGCGTGACAAACAGCAGCGCGCGGTTCTCCACGATCTGCATTCGATTACCTAATTGTGAACAGCGTTATTTGACTTTGTTCGTACTGGTACGCGCAAAGCTGCGATTCTTCGACTTGGGCACAGCCCGTAGATTGCTGAGTTTGCTAGTGCCGCCCTTGCTCAAGGGCTTCACGTGATCGACATCCATGCTGTCCGGCAGCTTACCATGCGCCTTTTCATACGCGCGCCGAGCCTTGTGCCGCTCGGACTGCTTCTTGAGCTGCTCGGGTGTGCCCTGATAGAGCTCGTATTCGCGTTTGTAATTGCGTGGTTTTGTAGGCACTTAGCGCACTCCGTAGAGTTAAAGTAAAAATTTTTACCTTACGCCAACACGGCTGGCGACTGGCTATCTGGCTCACCGCATCCGAAGAATACCTCTAGGCCTAGGGCTTCGGCTTGATGATGAGCTTACCAAGGTTTCGCGCTACCTCAGGCTCCAATCGCCATGCGTGTTGGTTGTTGGTGGCCGGTGCTGATCTCCGGCTTTGACTCTCTCGTTCTGTTTCAGCGGGCCTAGTGGGTCGTATCGCCGCAATACGTGCATCAGCCTGCACATCCACCAACACGGCTGAGGACTGATTTTAAGTGAGCTACACTATAACCCGGTAGCGATCCGGATACACAATCCTCATGCGTGTTAGCCTCCGTCTTTCCGGAGTGTCATCTGTTCCTTACCCGTGAGGGCCTGACCAAAAGGATGTATACAGAAAACCAAACACCCCGTTGTCGGCAGAATCCCAACACGGCTGAGGGCTCCCCTCCGGTTTGGTTGTGCCGGATGGGCAAGCGAATGCCCGAGCCCTCATGCGTGTTGCGCCCCGTCTTTCCGGAGTGTCCGTTGCATCAGCCGAGGGAGACTCCTATCCGAGGAAGGTCGGCCTGCAACTGCCACGGTTTTGCCCCACTCATGGCTGGGGGTTCATGTCTACACTTACCGGTGTTCGCATGCCTCGTTGGTCAGCGGGCAGAACCGGCACAACGGGGAGGGCTTCGCCCCCCACGCGCCATGCTCCACTGCTGACTCGATCATACTAGCGCGTCCGGCCCACTTTGACCAGATGGCGGGCAAATCTTTGCGGGTGAATTCTGCTTTCACAACTTCCTTGGCCACGACAAATAGCAGGATGCCAGAGACGTGCGTGATTTCAGGATGGTGAGCCATCACCATGGCGGCCATGAGTTCGAGCTGGTCGGGGTCGGCAAAGCGCGCAGACTTCCCGGTCTTGTAGTCGGCCACCCGAGCTTTGGTTTTGTTCACCGCCAAGAAGTCGGGCACGCCCCTGAACCAGACGTCCGGCGCGAAGAAGTCGCAGGGTGTGAAGTCTGCTCGCACGGCCATCTTTTGCTCGCAACGGATGTCCCCTTTGACCTGCTTGAGTGGCGCCACAAAGGGCTCGAAAGATTTGAACTGCTCGGGCAGGGGCTTGCCGTCCCGGATGTATTCTTCAAAGGCTTTGTGCACGGCTGTGCCGTACAGCGTGGCCTCGGTGTCCTGAGACTTGAACTTCTTGAGGATGCGTACCTCGTGATAACGCCGCGGGCAGCCCTCAAAATCCTTAACTGCGGAATAAGAATGAGCGAGTGGCATATGGGTTCCTTAGTGTGGAACCCAGTTTAACCTAACAATCACCGTACGCGCTGCCGTAACCGGCCTCGCATGACAATGGCAAGTCAGGTGCCCAACGTGGGTTCCACGACATGCACTCGATGACATATGCCATGGCCGACTCAGCCTCGGCTTGCGGCGCCACACAAGCCACGGAGTCGTGCACCGTGAGCACCACTGGATAGCGCCGGTTGATGCGCAGCATCTGCTCGGCCACCACGCAGCGGGCGATAGCCTGAGTAAAATTCTCCACACATAGCCCGCCGTACACCCGGGTGGGCAGGCCCTTGGTGGTGTAGCGCCACTCGGGCTTGCCGTCGTCGTTGTACTCGCGCCGCAGCTCAGGGTACTGAATGTGCAGGCCGCTGGGCAGGGTGAGGCCCCGGCCCGGCTCGACACGCACCAGCTCGGGCACGTCGACGACCATCTCCTGACCAGCGTAGAGTGCCTCGATAGCGCGGTTGGCCTTGTCCCACAGATACGGGATGCAGGAGTAAGTGTTGCGGTATGCGTTGATGATGCGCTTGGCCTCGACCTCGGACACCTCGACACCGGCCATGGACTTGAGGAACGCCTTGAGCTTGCCGTGGCCAACGCCGTAGCCTGCCCCGAGCACTACGACCTTGCCTACCTGACGCTGGGCTTTGTCGATCTGGTCAGCGGCCACCCCGTAGATGTGGCTGGCCATGATTTTGTAGACGTCCTGCTTATCCCGGAAGGCTTGCACGAGGTCGTGCTGGCCAGCCAGCCACGCTAGGCACCGGGCTTCGATCTGTGCGGAATCGCAGTCGATCACTACATAACCCGGAGGTGCCTTGATAGCACGCTTGAGTGCCTTGGCATACGGCCCGCGAGACGGCAGGTTCTGGAGATTCACTTTGTCTTGGCCTGACCAGCGCCCCGAGTGAGCGCCGTAGTAGCGCAGGGGCACAGGGAACGCGCCGCGCTCGGCCATGCCGATGAACCGCTCCGTGCGAGTCTCCTCAAGCGTGGTCTTGTTGCCAAGGCGCGCGGCGACAAGTGCCTGTACCCGCACGTCGGGGTGCTCCTCAAGCGCCTTGAACTGCTCGTCGGTCTTGGCGAAGGCATACGCGGGCTTGCCCGTGGCCGGGCTGACCTTCATGGGCGGCACGACATCGAGGCGTTCGAGTTGTTGAGCGAACTTAGGGTTAGACATGAGGAGCGTTTTGAGCCCTTCAAGGCCGCTGGTGAACAGGGTCTGCACCGCCTCGGGGTCGGAATAGTCTCCGAGGATCGTATCCCGTACGTCCTCAAGCAACTGCTGCTTGTGGTCTTTAACTGCGGCAAGGTGAGAGACGAGCAAGTCTTTGTCCAGCACCAGCCGGGGCTCGATGAACATGCGCAGCGTGAGATCGATTAGACGAAGCTCCTGCTTGGGGAAGCCAGCCTGTAGGTAGCGCATGAACAGGGTGTGCGTGAGCTCGACGTCGTTCACGCAATAGGCGCCGTAGCGGGCGAGCTCGTCAGCCGAGAAGTCAACGTAACGCTTGCCCAGCGCGTTGAGCACCTCGGTGCCCTTGACGCCGATGCCAAGGCGGGTGGCCTGCGAGGACAGGCTGTGGGATTTGTCGTGCGGGTAGAGCGCGCGGGACATGCCGAGCGTGTCGGCCCATGCTAGCGGAGAAACGTCATAGTGCCATGCCAGTATGGCACCATCGAACGCCGTGTTCTGGCACACCACCATCTTGTCCGACCAGTCTATGCTGGCCAGCGCCGCAGCCACCTCAGGCTGGGGATACCACTGCGTTGACTCATCGCCAACCTTGATCGCCACGCCGATCACTTCAAACTGCGGGTCACGTACGTACTGCTCGGTGGTGATTTTTGATAAAGAGTATGACTGAGTATAAAACGATTCTATATCAATCGTGCAAATGTTACTCATTATTGTCCCTTAAAAAGGCGCGTACTTTCTCAGCTAGTTCCGGCGATATGCCGTCCGCAGGCCTGCCTTCATCAAGGGCACGGACCCTCCAAATATAGTGATAAGCGGTCATAAGTTTGACGTTAAGCTGTTCCGCTAACTTCCACGCTTTTGTCTTGGCATAGGCTCGATTGCGGGACTGCGTGAGGCGAGTAGCCCACCGAACATTGCCGGGTTCATACCCCCTATTACCATTTATTCGGTCTAGTGTGTACTTTTCGCCCGGTCTGCGCCCGACGTACTCCAGAAACTTAACGAAGTCTAGCCATTCCGGGTATAGTGATATGCCTCGCCCCCCGTAGTACGAATAGTCATGGCTCTTGGGGTTTAAGCAACAGTTTTTTATGCGCTGCCACACCCTGTACTCTGGAGACGCAACCCGTTTTCCGTTTATGTGCCGGACTTCGCCGTGGGTTTTTCTACCCATAATAGACCTCGTAACAATTTAAAAAGTCTATTCTACTCGGTTTTGGTTTGGCTTTTTCCGTCCATGTGAGTTGTGTTCTAATCGTTAGACTCGCTGGCGTAGCTCAGTTGGCAGAGCACTCGCCTTGTAAGCGAGATGTCGAGGGTTCGATTCCTTCCGCCAGCACCAGCTTGCGTTTGTTTTTGCTGCGCAGGTTTATCTCGCGCTTCCTCAGCAGGGCTTCTTCGTCTTTACTCGGCGTCAGGGTCTGTAATTGGCCGGTCAAAATCGCGCCAATTAGATCGTGCGGTTTCGAGTCCATCCAGCAGCTCCAAGTTTGTCTCATTGATAATGAACGCCAGCCCGCCGGCTTCCTCGATCTTTTCGAGATTGCGTAGCTGAAGCTGGGTAGGCCGTCCCCGGCCTGCCTTACATTCGATACCGATGAACCTGCCACGGTAGCACACCAGAATATCAGGGGTGCCGTTATTTGCGTAGGCTCCCCCGATGTAGTTCACGGCATAAGCCCCGGCTTTCTTGAGCTTGGCGTGAACTTTGGCTTTGACTTTACTTTCAGGCGTTGCGGCCATTTTCCAATTCGATCAGCTTGTCCAGATAGTGCCGGGCTTTCTCAAGGTCTTGCACCCCGCCCTTGGCTTTGTAGCGCATCAGGTACTTCACAGCATTGCCGTCAAAGAACCCCATGCTGTTACGCTCGATAACCTCCCACGGCTGAATCTCCAGCCGGGTGTAGTGGTCGCCACCCACCTGCCGGGTGTCAACTGCGGGCAGCACGGGCTCAAGAGCCGCCTCTTTCTCCTCGACCTGCTTCACCTGCTTGCGCGCTGCGTAGACTGTCACGCGGGAAACGCCGAGTTTCTCAGCGATCTCCGTCACGCTCATGTTCGGTTTGCGCTTCATCAGGTTTTGGATTTGCTGTGTCTTTGTCATGTTTGGTTCCTGCTAAAAAATTGAATTCCTTGAGGAGCTGGTGTACTCGGGCTTCGAGCATGTCCATGCCTACTTGTGTGTGCAGCTTGTCGTACCATTCGTCAGTCATACACCCTCCACAAATTTAGGTAGTGGCGCCCAATGGGTCCAGTACGTCTCACTGCGTTTATACACACCGTAAGTCGCGCACCCCATGCTCCGGTTGATAAGCTGCACCTTATGCCCGACAGGGCACGAGGCAATCGGGCGCCAAGGATACGCTTGATCGACGACTGCTACACCATCCGATGATACCACTGTGGTCATATTGCTCCGTTTCTGCGGCATTGCGCGGCCATGTCCCGATAGACTTGCGCCCGGACAGGCAGCCCCGCGAGCTCGCTTTTCTGAGCCAGCTTGGATAAATGCCGAGCGGTTTCGAGCTGTTCTTGTTTGTATTCCAGCGTTACAGCTTTGCGATTGACTGCCCATTTTATCAAGCAGAACGCTGCGATGAACGCCACTGGCACTAACACCCCTACAGGTCCGCCGGCTATGCACGCAAAAATGGTAGCCACCGTGCCCGCCGTACACATCGCAGCAGCGAGCCCTTCGCAGGATTTTTTAACGGGCTGTTGTAGCCTCGGGTCAGGCGGCTTGGGCCTTGGCATGGGGGCCGTTGCTGCCGCTTTGATCTTGGCTTCTATGCGCCGCGTCTCGTGAGTGTTGAGCAACGGCACAGATTCCCAACTGTCCTGACTGTACTCCCTGACTTCAGGTTTGCCGAAGCGTATTTGCTTGACCGGCTTGATGATGCCTACTGGGTAGGTCCTGCTGATACCGTTGCCCATATCAGTCTCCCGTTGTTATGGACTACTTTAGTTTGGCACTAAGGCGGATAAGCGCGAAACCCAGCACTGCTGCGCCGGCTGCCACACCCAGACCAACTGGCCCCAAGGCAACTATAGACATCAGCCCCGCCACCGTGCCTACGCTAGCCACCAGGGCCCCTGCGAGCGCCATAAGTCGCTTCTTGACGCTAGGCGTCGGCTGATCCTTGGCCGCTTGCGGCAGGGGGCGTTGCGGCTGCGTTACGGAGCGGGCTGGTGCTGAGGCAGCATACCGCACACGCTGCGGAGCGAGGGGGTAATCCGAGTTGGTGCCATTGTTCCGCACCGGGATAGGCGCACTCCGTGGTGGACGGTACGGGCTGGTGACGCTTACTTCACTGACTGCTACTGCGGATATGCGATTCATGGTTTCTCCTTAAGGTTGATTAAACGCCGCATAAACGCTGCCTCACCGATGCGGCTCGGTGGATGGATACGCAGCAACTCCAGCACTGCCGCTATTGCATCATTCCAAATTTTTCTTTCCTGCTCGGTCATTGCTCAGCTCCTTGTCGATGATCTTTTGAACTTCGTACAACTGCTGCTCGCCCCCTTGAGTCAGGAGGATTTTTTTCATGACACGCCACCGCGCTGCATCGGACACGGCGTAGTCTCGCTCTTGCTTAAACCTTTGGCTTGCTTGAGATAGCTGCTCGGTGTCTGCTCGCATCTTGCCGATGGTGGTCTGCTGCTCGCAGATTACCGCGTCTTTGTATTCGATGTTTTGCTTGAGATACGCATTTTCTGCTGTGAGATAGTTGTAGTTTGGCGCGATGTTTGTGTGAATTGGTATGTAATTCATTTTTTACCCTTCTTGCAAATTAACGCGTTCTTGAATCTGCCACGTCAGCTCTTTCAGCAGGTCTTCGGTGCTGTCCCCGTGACCCGTGGCGTATCCTTGCGCCATCATCCACGCGGCCAATTTGTTGCGCTCGGCAGCAGCGCCAGCGGCATAGGCAAGGGCGGCGAAGCGTTCAAGCTCAAGACTGTAGGCCGGCGACCATCGCAGCCCAGCCTCCCGCGCCATGCGGATGATGTCTTCGCGGTTCATTTCACTAACTCCCACGCCCCATACGGGTCGATCAGGTCAAGCATTTCCTGATCGGTCAGGCCCAATTTGTCAATCATGCGGCCAACGATTTCAGTCAATTGTTCCAGACGACTTTCTTCATCGTCCGGGGCAGTAAGCCTAATTAGCGATTGCCCAAGATTGCTGTTTATTTCGCGTACCGTTTCTCTGTGATACCTTTCTTTGATTTTCACGAGTTCTTCTCCTTCAACGGCTCACTTACAACCCGCCCGCACCACCGGCAATCACGATGGTAATAACCGTCATAAATCCACGCCGCACGCGGGAAGTGGTGGTTGATCTTCTTGCACAACCACACGCCAAAACGGTACAAAAGCGGCTCATCCACTGTTCTTCTCCTTCAGCCTCTGCTTCTCGTCCCGGCGACCGGCCTCAAAGCCCCTCAACCATGCGTCAGCAAGCATCCATTCCAACGTGTATTCATTATCACCGCGCTCGCGTTGGGTGTAGTTAGTGAGCGTCCAGTAATGCGCCAATTCTGCGGCTATTTTTTTCGCGTGCATTCGTTTAGGTGTTTTCATTCCTCACCCCCAATCCCATGTGCTCGCTCAATTGCGCGGGCAAATGCAACCAAATTTTGCGAAATGTTATCCATATCCATCCCCCAATTTGGAAGTTGGTTGTAAACGTAAAGGAGCTGCTCTTTTGTCAGCGGCTTGCGCTTTGGCGAGGCCGAATAAAGCGGCTCAACCATCCCGAGCGCATCCTCGGATTGGTTCGGCGGCGACCGATACAACGCCATGCCAACACACATCAGCAAGCATGGGTCTACAGGCCGGACAGTTGCATAGCCTTTGCTGTAGCCAGTGACGTAAGCCACCGGCTCAACTGTTAAGTTGTCCTTAATAGTTGGCTCCATCTCTTGCTGCACATCCGTAAGCCGATGCATGGATGCCTCGGCTATGGCGGCGCGGAGGGCGGTGATGGCTTTGCCCATACTGCGAAGTTCAGTCATGTGTAATGGCGAGTTAATGCCATCCAACGCTTCCAACGCCATCTTCATGGCTTCGATGCTCACGTGTTCCTCCCCTTCAGCTTGGCTTCGATGGCGCGGGCAAAGTGCAATGCTTGAGGACGGTGCAATGGTTGGTCGGCCATGTTTTCAATCTCCTCATCCGTCAGCTCAACCCACTCGCGGCGGGGTGGGTGGGGCTGACGGATGATGTCGTCTCGGGTCATGCCGCGCTCCTTGTCTTGCTCGTAAGCTAGCCGTGAGGTTTCAGACTGCCTATTCATTTGTATCTCCATGGTGTTGCACAGCAACTATGCTCGAAGGTGTATAGCTGGCAAGAATTTGTTTGTTTGCGTTTAACAGCACATCAAACGTGGCGTTGCCATACGTTCGCCGCTCGAAGTTTTCCGCATCAGGGTGGTGCTCCCTAATTTTGTTACCCATCATCCAATACACCACAGTTATTCCGTTCATGTGTTCTTCTCCTTGTGTTTGGCTTCGATGGCGCGGGCAAACTGGTACCACGCACTGGCCGCTTCAAACTTGTAAAACTCGCCAGCAATCTCCTCATCCGTCAGCTCAACCCACTCGCGGCGGGGTGGGTTGGTGTAGAGAGGCAATGCCCGATGCTGCTCGGTGAAGTCCTGCGGGTTGTCGGTCACGCACACTGATTTACCATCAAGCGTGTAGACCATCCACGCTACTGGTTCCTGATTCGCTTGCTCTGCAAGTAAATCAGTTCTTCCAGTGCAGTACCCATTCAAGTAATTCTTCTCTCGTTTCGCAGCGGCCTCAATCTCCTGCTGCACATCCGTCAGCCCAGCCCACTCGCTGCGGGGTGGAGTGGCATAACAAAACAATTCACCGAACTGGCGCAGCGACCACAGCCCGTAGCTGCCGTCGTCGAACTTGATATGTGGGCCGCCGGCAGCGGATGTGAACTCCACTGTCCCAGCGCTGTCGTCTTCAATGCAAATCACGCGGTCGCCCGCTTTTGGCACTCGCATTGCAATCGCTTGCTGCCCGGATGCCTCGGCTAAACTGAGTTTGTCCTCCTCCGTCAGCCCAACCCACTCGCGGCTCGGGCGAAGCGGCAGGAGCAGTTTTGATAGATAAACCGAGAGGTCGTCGCACCCCGGCTGCCACTTTTGTGCTGCCTCTTCAATGTTGTCCCAATAGTAGGTTGTGGTGCCGTCTGCGTTGATGCGACAAATTTCCGCGTGATCTATCACGAGTTCTTCTCCTTCAGCTTGGCTTCGACATACGCATCTAACGCTTCAATAAAATCAGCTATGTTTTGAGTATCGTTTTGACCGCGAAGCATCATCATGACAGTCCATCGCAAACGATTAAGTAGTTCATCCACTGTTCTTCTCCTTCAACTTGGCTTCAATGGCGCGAAGCGAACGAACATGGTCGCCCCATCGCCCTTGCTGTTCGGTTTCATATGCGCCGATCAATTCCTCATCCGTAAGCCCAACCCACGGCTTGTACTCAACAAACGGCACGCACTCAGGCCGGTTGCCAGCAGCCCATTCGCTTGCTGTGCAGGCACAGCCACGCTCAGCGCAACCCACGTCTACCATCAGGACTTTGTCGCTGTCCCATGGGGTTTGGAGGGTAGCCAGCTCGGAATCAACAGGAATCAGTTTGCTCATTTCTTGTCCTTCAAGGCATATGAGACGCAGGTATATGCGGCGAGGAAGTCATATGCCCTAAGCCCTTCGTTTGACCACTCATCTGTGCGCTCGGTGCGATCCATCTTTGTATAAATGGTGCCGTAGGGTTTGCTGCAATCGCTGATGTGCACTTTCCAGCGCCATGAATGGTTCGGCGTGGTGACATTCCACAGTGCGACCAAAAGCTTGTTCTCCATGCGCATGGAGCTGGGCATGAGGTTGTAGGTCGTGTCCTCAATAGCGAAGCTGTGGAACTGCTCAGCCTGTGCCAAGACGGATGCGGGCACAAACAGCAGGGCCAGCAGGCAGTGTCTAATCGTTAGACTCATTTCTCAATCTCCACTTCGGTCCATGCTGCTAGGTGAACTACGTTGCCTTCGTCGTCGGTGCAGTAGCTGTATGCGCCATCAATGTGGCTGAAGTTAAGCCGCCATTCGGTGCCGTCGTCTTCGTCTTTGATTACGATGCGAGTGTTTCGCGGGACGTCATAAAGTTTCATCAGGACACCATGGTGTAGATTAAAAAGCCTGCTACTGCGAGCAGGATGCCGAGGAGAATGCCCGCACCGATGCCGGTGTTAAAGCCTTCGGTGTAGCCGTTGTCAAAATCATTCATTGTTGTTTCCTTAAGTTAGTGGCACGTCCTGAAGCAATTTCCTTGGCTGCTAGCTTGAGCGCGGTGTCCATGTCACGTACGGTGACGACCTCCATCTGCGCATCGTGTAAGTCCATCAGCTGATTTAGTGCGGCAATCTCCGCCCCGGTGGGGGTGTACCTGCCGATCTTGTGGCTGCGCTGGACGATGTTTATCAGCATCTCGCGGGCAACTGTCACCTCATCAGCGTACTCACCACCAAAGCCCAGCTTGTGCAGAGCCTCGGTGATGTTGTACATGGCAATGAGCACGCCCATGTGCGCTGGTGTTGCCCTGCCTTGCAGGAGCTCGACCATGGCAGCATGATTTTTCAGGCGCAAAGTTAACAGTTGATCGGCATGCTCTGTCATTGGGGCAAACCCGTCCAGCACGTAGCCCATGGGGTTACGCAACACCCCCTTGGGCCGGTATTTACTGCGTTTGCGCATGGGCAAGGGCCTCTTTCACCAAGTCCCGCACCTTCTGCGCGTCCTCACGCCCCTCGGCTGTCTGGAGGTAAGCCCCCGAATGGATGACCACCCCCAGCAGACTGTCGGCTGCCTGTAATGCTTCTTTAATCAGCTCCAGATTCATTTTCTTCCTCATGTTGTTTGCACGCACACGGGCCGTGCAGGCTGCGCACCGCCAGCGTTTGCCGGACGCCGTGCGTATCCACTTGCCGCCCTCGAAAGGGCGGGTCTTCATGCAGTTGCTACAGAATCGTGTTTCCAAAAATGTCTATGTCCAACAGGTTGAAATCTGAGTCCACGGCAAACCACAGAACTCTATCAGGAGGCGGGTCGTGTACCTCCAGAAAATGATCTCCCAACCGGGCAATGTTGACAATGTTTATGAGCCACTCGGGACGCTTGGACAACGGCAGGTTGTCGTGCGGTGTGATGTCTACGCCGGGCGTGAACACCGACAGGTAGTAAGTGTCCTTGTGCTCGGTGTACCGCATCTCGACTCTCATTGTTTTTCGTCTTCCAGCTTGGTGACAAGCTGGAGGGCGCCGTACTCCTCGTCGGTCATGCCGTTGAACCTGAAGTTGTCCATGGGTTGATAGGGGCGAATGAGCTTGAGATAGTTGGAGCCGCCGGGCCCTTTGCTGGAACCGACGTACTTGTCTTCGAGACGCTCGGTGCCTTCGAGCGCCTTAGCCAGAGCGTTGAGTTGTTTGTAGTCGAGCAACACGGTGGTGCCGCAAATTTCAAGCTTGAATTTCATCTTCAGTCTCCTCAAAAGTTACTTCGTTGGCTTCGCAATGGTCGATGAATCGTTCCTCGGATGTCTCGTCTTCATATGCCTCCTTAAGCTGGCTGGCTAGGTCGCTGCACAAGTCAGTGAGGTAATCACGCAGCGCGGTGTCCGGATCAAGCTGCATGAGCATCTCTTGCAGCATGTCCTCCCAATCCTGCTCGGGCATCTCGGAGAACACGCCGATGGGCGGGACGTTGGGCAGGGAGTCGTACCAAGTCAAATTAAAGTTGTATCGGTAGCCGGTGCCGACCAGCACATGACTTTCGTCCCACTCGTAGGCCAAATACAGGGGATACCATTTCTCATCCAGCTTCTGAGACTTCATCCACTCAGCGACGTTAACCCTGCCCGTAAACGCGGCGTTGCCGCCGCGGCCAAACTCAATGTCATCCACCCGGATGCCCAGCGGCTTACAGTCCTCGGTGAAACCCTCCTGCACCCATTCCCACCAGTCGTGGTCGGGGACCCAGCGGCACCAGTCGTAGTATTCCTTGAGGTAGCGGTCGTGGTCAGTTTCCTTGAGCTTGTGTATGTCCATCGTGATCTCCTTCGTGTAGTAAGCGCACAGCCTCCAGCACCCAGCCTGCGTCCTCGTTGCCCGAGCCAGCCAGCGTGGCGACAGCGTCGGGGTGCAGGTCGAACAGATAGCGGGTCTCGGGGCGGTCGAGCAGCAGCACACAGGCGTTCACAGCCCAGAAGGGCATACGGTATCGGTGCATGCCATACCACCCGTAGGCGACGCTGGAAGTGAATGGCGGGATAGTCAATCCTCCGACCCTAACCCTGATGGTTCTGGGTACCGCTTCAGCTCCCGCCATGATCGCCAGCACAAGGCTGCGGTTAATGTGGGCGTCGAACTCTTCCTCGAACCGCACGGTTGAGGACTTCCAATCGCGGTCGAATGCTTCATCAAGTAAGCTCATGTCAGTCTCCTTCGTACATGGCAATGACAGCTGGCAGCAGCAGGACCGCTGCGTGGTTGCCTGCGCCTGCTAGCGTTCGTACGACGTCAGGCGGCAGGTCGAGGATGTATCCGCAGTCGTCCCATGCGATTAAGCACCAAGCAGCGTCCCGAGCAGCGTCCCGAACAGCGGCCCATGCAGCGTCCCGAGCAGCGTCCCGAGCAGCGGCCCGAGCAGCGGCCCAAGCAGCGTCCCAAGCAGCGTCCCGAGCATCGTCCCAAGCATCGTCCCGAGCAGCGGCCCATTTCTTCGGATGTGCCGCAGTGTGTGCCAGCACTCGGTCGATGTGCTTGGCGTTGGGTAAGTCGTACCATTCGTTAGTCATGTCAGCCTCCGATGTGCACGGCGGTGCCGTAGGGTGGTCTAATGGTTAGACTCGTGAGCGCCCACAGCACGGGGTAGCCGGGTGGGGTGCCGAACGGCGTCTCGCCGTCAGTGAGCACGACACAGGCGTCGGGCTGGATGCGCTTGGCGTGCAGGTAATCGAACGCCACGGGCAGGTTGGTGCCGCCACCGCCACGGGGTTGCAGGTCTGCTACAGCAAACTGGCCGTGCTCGAAGGTTTGATGGGCGGCAACGCGAGTGTCGACATACAGCACGTCGATGAAGGCGGGCTTGACCTGCTCGATGATGGCAGCAAGCTCGGAGGCGAACCGCGTGGCAATGTCCGTGCCGAAGCACGAGCCGCTGGTGTCGAACACGACAGCTAAGCGCGTCATAGTAATGCCCTGCATGGACGGCAGGTATATGTCGTCGGCTAGGTAGCGTCTGTTCGGCCTGCGCCACGTCGACTCGTCACGGCCTGCACATGACTCGGACACAAACTCACGCAACACCTTGCGCCAGTCTTGCTTGGGGTGCAGCAGCTCACCGAATGCCGGTGTGTGGTCAAGCCCGAGGGCGTCAGCCCTGCGCTTGGCGAGTATCTCGCCTTGGCGTAGTGCTTGGTCTATCTCGTGAGCACGGCGGGCTTGCGTGGTCTGCTCGTCGTCTGGGTTGCCTTCGGTGGGCGTGTGCTCGTCGAGGGTAGGGGTTGTGGGTGGGTCTTGCTTGAGGTCGTCGAATATCTGCTTGACCGACCAGCCACGGTATCTGGTGTTGGGTTGCACGCCTACGGTGGGCATGGCGAGGAAGTCGTCTTCTCCGTTCATGTCCATCAGCGACAGGTTCACGAAGTGATCCATCGCAATGTTGGCGAGCTGGGCATCCTCGTCCATGAGGGTGCGCCACATGCGCAGGTGCTGGTATGCCTTGTGTTGCTGCTCGTGCAGGATGAGCAAGCGCAGTTGCGGGTCGGTTAGCGTTTGCACAAACGCGTCGCCGTACCACACGTTCCACCCGTCAGTGCGGGCAGTGGGTGAGTCGTCTACGGTCGTCTTGCCGCACGCCATGATGCCGCTGTAACGGCAGAAGCGTGGGTGGCGCATGATGGCAATCTTGGCCTTGTTGATACGGTCGGTACTGTTCATGGTGTCTCCTTGGTTGTCTAACGCTTAGACTCGTGGGGGTTAGCTGACGCGCAGCACTTCGATGGTATTGTCCTCATGGTTGATGGATGTAATGACTGCACCCTTACCCCACGCCTTAGAAAACCATCCGGTCATGGTGCCGCGCAAGTGCTCGCTGTCGAACCTATCGGCGGGCACAATACGCATATCGCCCGGCTGCATGTCGGTAACCATGGGGCGGTAGTAGGCACTCATCTCACCCAGCCCGTATTTGAATACACGTTTCTTCTTACGCACTACCTCAAGCGTGCCGTGCTCGGTGCCATCTGGCAGGATGATCTTGTACTCCGCCTTGATGGCATTGAGCATGGCTACGGCGCGTTTAAGTGCTATTTCAGTGGTGTTCATGATTAGTCCCGGTAAAAGTAAGTGTGTCCGTCGATTTCGATGGTGGAATAGTCCGACTTGATGTTTTCTGCGGTTGCCTCCCAATTAATTTCGATATACCACGGCATCTTGCTGGGCACCTCGCCGCTGTCCTCCAGCATTTCCTTTGTGTAGTCAGTGAAGTACTCCTCATGCACAAGGTAGTCGGCACTGCCTACCTCTTCGAGTATGTCCATCAGCTTGGCGTACTCCTCACCGTCAGGCTGTTGGGTCTCCCATATAGCGGCAGTCTCCTCGCACAGCATGGCGTAATCGTCATGGTCTTCGTCGATGCCTGCCTCCTCGCACGTTTCTGCGATAAACTCATCGCGCTCGGTCTCAAGCTCGGATACCCTGTCTTGCAAGTCTCGGATGTTTACAATGTCAGCGTGTCTCATGGGTTTTCTCCTTCAGCAGCACGGTCTGCAAGCGTGTCAGGTCTCGGGTGTGGTCGTACATCTGAGGGCGGGGCGTGTATGCCCGGCCAATGCGTGACGGTGTCCAGTCTTTCTGCAAGCGCACAACAGTGCGTCCGTTGGATGTGGTTTCAATGCGTAGCATGGTCGTCTCCTGCGGTTAAGTACTGTTCGAGTGCGACGATGAGCAGCTCACGGTTAGCTGCGTTGTACGTCGGGTCTTTCAGGTATTTGATAGCGATGCGTATAAGCTCCTTGGTTAGTAAGTGTTGTTGGTAGTAGTTAGTAATAAGGTCGTTTACGTTTGCGAGTATTTGTTTGTCCATATCACTTAGCAATAAGAGGTCTAACGGTTAGAAGTTTTAACATTGGCGATGAGTTTCTCCATCTCAGGCACCTTGTAGTCCGGCCATTGCTCCTCGGGGTACTCACCCTTGATAGTGTCAAGCGCGAACTCAAGGTAGCGCAGCAGCTCGGGGGCTGCGGCATGTAAGCGCTTGTTGTACAGCTCCGCTTCGAACGTGGGGCATGGGCGCACCAGCCCCTTGTCGATGTGCGGGTCATCCCCGCAGAAGTTAAGGCAACCGCATTTGGGTTTCATTTCAGTTCCTCCGGTATGTCTATGTCCTCGCCCAGCTTGCTGGCAACGTAGCAGCGCATGGCAGCGATTAGGGGGGTGTGGCCGTACTCATGCTCTCTGTCACTCACTGCGGAAAGGGCTTTCCAGCGACACGAATCGTCGTAAATCAATGAAGGCTCATAAGCTACTGAAACCTTCTCCCGCTCGATGATCGGGCCACCTTGAGACCAGTCGGTTGAGGGTTTGTAGTTTTTAACAAACACTGGGGCAGCAATGATTGGTTTAAGCCCAAACATATCCTCCTCTAAGCATAAGCTTTCACACTTAGCCACTGCCCAATCAAGGGCAGCACCCTGTAGCTCACTCGTTCTCATCGTTGTTCTCCTTATCCAAGTCGTTTGCGATGATCGCTTCCCATACCACCTCGTCACTGGTGAGGTGTTCGTACTCCCCTTCCAGTCGCTTGTAGAGGTCTTGCATGTGGGAACGGAATGTATCTTTCAGGTCGTCCAATAGCCTGTCGTGGTGTTGCTGGTTGAGTACAGCAAGCCATGCAGAAGTGCGCAGGTCATCCACTGCTGGGTAGGGGGAGTAGGTTTCAGCGAACTGGGTGTCGATGGATGACTCCGGTACCGGCAAGTCATAGTCGTAGGAGACGCTGTTCTCGTGGCAGTAGTGGCGGGTATGCTTGCAGGAAAAGCTGAAATTGCCCTTGGCATGGGCAGCAAGCACAGGGTTATGGGTACCATGTGCAGCGAGGAACACAGGCCAGTTCTCCACGTATCCCTCAAAGCAGGCACCATCACCCGGTGACCAGAAACCACGGAAATACATCTCCTCTACGTGGATACCGATAGCCGCCATGTCCTCCACGAACCAGTCATACACGTGTTCCCACCAGTCGTGATCGACGTTTATATCGCGGTGTTTCTCGATGAGTTCAGTCGTTTGGCTGATGACCACTCCGGCATTCCTACCTCCTACGGCGAACGCTTTCCATGCACGGGCTACACTGGCAGCGTAATTGTTAGCCTCTTCCAGCGTGGAGAACTCACGGCTGGTCATCACGATGAGGTTACCCTCGTGGTATCCGAGTACGTAGTACTTCATTTTGTGCCCTTCCGCTTTTGCTACAGCCCAATCAAGGGCGGCGTCTGTCAGTTCACTTGTTTTCATGTTGTCCTCGGTCTAACGGCTAGAAAAACTTACCCAGATCAGCGGCCTTCTTACGGAATGCAGGGTTGGCACAGGCCATGGGTGCTTTGGCTCGGTTGCCTGCCAGCGCACTGATGAACAGCGCAACAGCTTCGAACGACTCCCACCTGCTTACATATGTCATGAACGCCGTGAGATTGTCAGGATTGGCTTCCTGCGCCATGCCAAACGCCAAGATGAAATGCGCAGCTGCGTCTGTCGGCAGGCGTGTGGTGTCAGGGGCTCTGGCTATCTCATCTGTGGTTGGCAGCTTGTCGGACAGACGCAGCAGGGCGTCCATGTCGCGGGCAGCAGACTCACCCACGGTGCCAGCGAGGGCAGGCAGTAGGGCATCGCCTAGCGTCTGGCGATGCCGGACAATGTGTGCCGCATGGGCAAGGCTACGTGGGCTACAGAATGCACGGGTGTTGCCCGTCAGTGGGTTGAACACGTACGGGTTCTTGGTGTCCGGGTTGTCGGCGTAACATTCGAACACCTGCGGGTACTGCTGGGCAAACGCCAGCACCTCGGGTGCGATGGCATTGTTAGTGGCCCAGCTGATCCACTCCTCAGCTGTGGGGTTGGCCACAGGCACGACAGTCATGCGGTTGTACGCATGGGCTGGCAGGTTGTCACCCACACCGTCGGTGTCGAGGTTAGTCGTGGCGAACACGATGGAGCCCGTGGGCAGCGGGCGGTCAGCAAGGCGGCGTTCAAGGAGAGTGGGCAGCAGCATGTTGAGCACAGGGCGGCTGGCCTTGCCCAGCTCGTCGAGCATGAGCAGCACAGGGCGTGGCTGGTGCACACCGAACCGTACGTTGGGAGCGTATGCCGTGGTGGGCGTGTCTGTGGTGCGGTCGATCATGGGCAGACCGAGATCGCCGAGGTCGAGGTTGGCGCAGTCGACATACGCAGGGTGGTAGTCGGGCATGTGTCGTGCGAGGGTAGTGAGGATGCTCGACTTGCCGATGCCCGGCGCACCGCGCAGGAGGATGGTATTAGTATGCCCACATGTTTGCACGAGGGCAGTGGCTTGGGACAGCGTAACTTTCATGGTGAGTCTCCTTGGTTGAGGGTGGTCTAACGATTAGACCGATGTGAGGCTGGTCACGTCCATGGCCACAGTGCGGTACAAGTCAGCCCGCACCATAGCCGACAGCTTGCGCTTGGCCTCGGGCAGTGTGTCCGTCTCGTATGCGAGCCACGTAGCCACGGCAGGCCACAACTCAGGCTGGCTGGTCAGGGCACGGCGCAGGGTTGTCGGGTCATACAGCCTATTGGTGTAATAGGCTTGAGCTGCCTCGTGCCGGGACGGCGTGGGTGTGGCGTCGTACAGCAGCGGGAGAGTTTGGAAAAACTCCCGGGAGCTGGTGGCGAATGGACGTGATTGGGTAGTGTCGATCCTCCTAGCGTTGAATGGGCGGGGGTTGGTGGGCTGGTGCGTGTCTGGGGACAGGGTTAGATTGTCGTAAAAGGCATAGGTGGTGTATGAGGGTGGGTCAGGGG